GGGAGTGTGGCTGGGGGATCTAGAGCAACTGGAGAAGGACTTAAAAAACGCTTCATGTCTAATCTCCCAGCATTCGCAGATCTTAAAACTAGAGTGGCAAGGGAAGCTACTCAAGGATGGATTAGAGGACTTGACGGACGCAGACTAACTGTGCGGTCTGAACATGCAGCACTGAACACACTACTACAGAGTGCCGGTGCTATTGTTATGAAACAGGCCTTGATTCTTCTGGATAAGTATGGTATACTATGGGGACTAGACTACAAGATTGTAGGTAATATACATGATGAAGTCCAGAGCGAAGTAAAGGCTAAAGACGCAGAGAAGTTTGGAAGGCTAGCAGTCTCTTGTCTAGAGGCGGCAGGACTACATTTTAACCTAAACTGCAAACTTGCAGGGGAGTACAAAATTGGAACAACTTGGTCAGAAACACACTAATCAGTGTATTGATTGTGATGTGGATTTAGTTCTAGGTGGGAACTGGACTGAAGCACGGAAAGAGCAATCTAAGTACCTATGCAAGACATGCTGGCAGGCTAGGGATTCGCTTAGGATGTATGTAAACGGTAAACATATATCTAAGTCACATCCTCTATATAAGGCAGGGCGCTATAAGTCTTTTGGCGATGCAGCCTTTAGCTCTCTAGCAAACTACGAGACTGCAAAGGAAGGACAAGTGTACATCGTTGTTAACCCAGCGTTCCCTAGTTGGTGTAAGATAGGGATGGCTGTAGATGCAGAGGATAGGCTGAAGCAGTACCAGACCAGTTCGCCCTACAGGGACTACAAGCTGATAGCAACGTATGACACCAGTGATAGACGCAAGGCTGAGAAGTTTGCACATGANCTACTAGNGAAGNNACATGANCGTAGAGGCGAGTGGTTCTGTATCCAACACCCTGTCGCTGCATCTATANTAGAGTTACCTATGCGAGAGTTTCAATGAAAACAGTTAACACAGTAGTAGAGGACATATATTCTCTTATGACAACCAAGCAGCCTGATGAGGCTGTAGACGTTGAACAAGAGATTGATAAGTTCGGTGAGGCTGTAAAGGATCTCATGCGTAAGGAATTCTCTCCTAGAGATTCTTTTGATGACAGGAAGCTACGCCTGTCTAACATAGGGAAGGACGATAGATACCTATGGAATAACTTTAACAACAAAGGCCCAGTAGAGGAGATACAAGGGCCAACGTATGTTAAGTTTATGTACGGGCATTTGATTGAGGAAATGCTACTGTTCTTAACACGCATGTCAGGACACTCTGTGACTGATGAGCAGAAGGTGTGTGAGGTAGAGGGCATTGTAGGTCATATGGACTGCAAGATTGACGGTATTGTAACGGACATCAAGTCCACCAGTACCTACGCATTCAAGAAGTTCAAGGACGCTACACTGGCCTACGATGATCCCTTTGGGTATGTAGACCAGATCAAGGCCTATGCGTACTCTGAGGGTGAGACTAAGGTAGGCTGGCTGGCTATGGACAAGCAGAACGGCTACCTAGCGTGGCTACAGTATGACCTAGAGGACACAGAAGCACCAGTGTACTCTTCTATCAGTGGTGACATAGCTGAGAGGATACGCCATGTAAAAAAGATGGTGGAGTTGGAGGAAGCGCCAGATTTCTGCAACGAAAGGGTAGCGGATGGCAAGAGTGGAAATATGAAATTAAACGTAGGCTGTTCCTACTGTCAGTTCAAGCGTTCATGCTTTCCAGAACTGCGTACTTTCAAGTACTACGGTGGCCCAAGGTATTTAACGGAGGTGGTAAATGAGCCTAAAGTCCAAGAGATTTTCTAAGAACATCTATAGGTCTGGACTAGAGAAGAAGTTCGCTGAGTTAATGCCCAAGGGCAGGTTCCTGTACGAACCCTACGACATACCATACGTTATGCATAGGAAGTACAAGCCAGACTTTGTAGACAAGAAGACCGGAGATTACATAGAAACTAAAGGTTTCTTTAGAGCAGGAGACACACAGAAGTACACATCTATACGCGATAGCATAGCACCTATCAGCCTGATATTTGTACTCTCTGACCCTAATAAGAAAGTCAGGAAGGGTTCTAAGATCACCATGGGACAGTGGTGTATCAAGGAAGGTTTTGACTTTTATACAGTAGATGAGTATGCAGATGTCATTAACGATGGATGAAATTAAGGAACGGGTGTTGACTAGGTATGATATAGATGATATAATTAGTCTTCTGGATATAACCGCTGAAGAGATAGTAGACAGGTTTGAGGACAAGTTTATCAACAGGCTTAGTCTCTTTGAAGAAGAGCTAGCAGAACAAGAACTGGATGATTGGAGTGACGATGAACAAGAGTATTGATGATGAATCACCGGAAGCATGGAGCAGGATAAACAAGTGGCACCGTAATGGTCCAGACCAGCATCCTTTGTTCCCTACTAAAGATGAACCTGAAATGTTGGGTGACTTGTTAAAAGAAGACTATAAATTAGCAGAGGAAAAGATGGCAAGCAGTTACACACGCCAAGGGTACAAGTTTAAGACTTCATGGGGTGATGAAGATGTCAATAGCCCCGCACACTACGCCCAGCAGGGAGATATAGAATGTATTGATGCTATGGAGTCTATGATGTCTAGAGAAGAAATCATAGGCTACCTTAGGGGTAACTCATTCAAGTACAGGTGGCGCTTCAGAAGCAAGAGCAACGCTGTTAAAGACCTNCGNAAAGCACAATGGTATGAGAATAGACTGATGGCACTACTGGAAAAAGAAGAGACACTAGATGACAAATAAGATTGGACANCAGGATTACNTAGGCATAACTATTGACTATGCTAGAGAAGATAATCTAAACACTTTCTCAGTAGAGACACTTAAAGATAGATACTTATGGCAGGATGAAACCCATGCACAAGAAGCATTCGCAAGAGCCTCAGTCTATGGTGCAACGTATCAAGAGTATACTGACTACGATCTTGCACAGCGACTTTACGAGTACGCTAGCAAGGGCTGGTTCGGTTTTAGCACTCCTATACTTAGCAACGGGGGAACCACTCGCGGTTTACCTATTAGCTGTTTTCTCAATTATGTTCCTGATTCGCGTAGGGGCCTTTCTGATCATTATGATGAGAACATATGGCTGGCGAGTGGAGGTGGAGGCTTGGGTGGATATTGGGGTGATGTTAGAAGTAACGGGGTTTCTACTGCTAACGGTAGTCAGTCTACTGGTAGCATCCCATTCATGCATGTTGTAGACAGTCAGATGCTAGCCTTTAATCAAGGCGTTACAAGAAGAGGTAGTTATGCAGCGTATATGGACATCAGCCACCCAGAGATTGAAGAATTCATTGCTATGCGAAAGACCACTGGCGGAGATCTTAATCGTAAATGTCTTAATCTACACAATGGTGTTAACATTAGTGATGCCTTTCTCAAGCGTGTAAAGAATGATGACAACTGGAGACTCATAGACCCTAAGTCTAAGCAGGCTATCAAGACTGTATCAGCTAGGGACTTGTGGTGGCAGCTACTGCACACTAGAGCAGAGACAGGTGAACCTTACATTGTAAACATGGACAGGTGTAATGAGGCACTACCTGAGTCTCAGAAGGAGCTAGGCTTAAAGATACGCCAGAGTAACCTATGCTCAGAGATTACACTACCTACAGGTGAGGACCGTACAGCAGTCTGTTGTTTGTCTAGTGTTAACCTAGAGTACTTTGATGAGTGGAAGGAACACCCTATGTTCATTGCTGATCTAGTTACTATGCTGGATAACATCATTGAACACTTTATTGAGAATGCCTGTGGGCGTATAACTAGGTACGCTGATAATAGAAAACCATATGGGGCTACCTATGATGAATTCGATGTACAAGAAGGTAAAGAAGGTTTTAGAAAAGCCGCTTATAGTGCATATAGAGAACGCGCAATTGGGCTTGGAGCAATGGGGTTTCATAGTTACTTACAACGTAATAGCATTCCTTTTGAAAGTATGTACGCCTCCTCCTTCAATAACAGAGCTTTTAAGCACATCAAAGAACGGGCCAGTGAAGAAAGTAAATTTCTTGGCCGTGTTCGCGGCGTTGCACCTGATATGGCTGGTAG